CTGTCCAGAGTCTTGAGAATGGCTTTGGCTGTCCGGGTACTTCGTAATTCTCCCAAACTGATAGGCGCTTGCCTTCCCAGCCGATTAGATTGACATCTCCTGTGATTGTGATCTTTGGCATTTCATTTCCTTTTCTGTGATGAGTAATTTCTTGCTATATATAAACATAATGCTTATGTATAGTTATTAAGGTAAATGTCTATATATAGAACCTTTAATAATGCTTATATATATCTATATATAGAAGATGTATCTTATTTTAATTTTTCTAATCTTTCGATGCAGATTTCTATCGTTTCAGCGAGATCTGTATCTGTCAAAAGTATCTTTTTTCTAAAGTCCCAAAGCTCAAAAGTGAGTTGCTTTCGCATGTCTTCGCGACCATGACCGTAGCCGCGTTTGTAGCCCGTTAGCCAAGTCCGCTCTGTGAAGTCTTTCCAGTCTGTTTCCTGCTGCATGATTCTCCTGTCTGTCAGATAGAATTACTTCTGGAGGCGTAGCTATCTGTGGGCTACGTCTCCTTCGCTTTCACTTTGTATCTACTGCCTTAGCCATCTCTGTAATCTGCTCTAGGAATCGCTTAGGCATTCCATGAAGCTTGGCATCGCTGTAAAGCTCTCTAAGCCCTTCAACATCACTACTTAGGGCTAGGACACTTGCGCGACCCTCAAACCCCTTTAGAGACACTGCTAGGGCTTCCTGTGATGCTGCCTGCATTTCCTCCGCGCTAGGCCTAACGCTGTGACCGTCTTTCTTGCTAGAAAACCCAAGCGTTGATAAAGCCCTACCGATTGCGCTAGTGCTGCAATTCTCGATAAAGCTAGTTTTGTTTATTGGGCTTGAGTTTCTAGTCTCCTGGGCAAAGTCAATAGCTGCTGCTCTCATGTCTTCCCGGTCAGTGTAGACACTTGCCATTATGACGATCTCGGTTTCGTTGATTAGCTTTATCTCAGTGTGTATTCTGCCGTTTGGGTGCTTCTCCCAAAACTTTGCTATCCTGTCGGCTACTGGTTCGTAGTTATCCATGAATCCCATTTTTACCCTCCTGTGATTTTGAGATAAGGCGCGCCGCCAGATCTGCTTTGTAACATTACAACGTTTTCACCATCTACATAGCCGTACTTAGCGCCCTTCATGCTGCTTTGAATGACCGACTTTCTAAGTGTTGCCTGCTGCTTCCAGAATTTTTCTTGCTCTAGTGCCGATTGCAGAAGTCGGTATTCCTCGGGGTCTATTTCTATCTCTGTGTCTTCTATGTCCGGATGCAGAATCCTAATTGCGCTGTAAGTAGAATCGCTGCCTTCTATGTCTGGCTGCTCTCCTGTCCTGACAAGCTCTAGGAAGCTCTCTGCCGCCTTAATAAGTGCCTCAGCCTCTATCGGGTCATACTCCACCGTAAACTCTCTGTATTCGCCTCCTGCGACCGCACAAAGTACACCTGGACTATGCAAGCCTGTTACGATCATGTACCAAAGAACTTGAAGCCTGTAATGCTCCGGCAAGATAGGCATAGCGTTTCTAGAGAATTTGATCTCCAGAATGTATAAACTGCCGTCTTCGTCTTCTATGACCCCATCGGGGTTAGCGTGAAATGAGGGGTTCTTCTGTGATTCGTAAGTGTAATCTCCGGTGTGAAGTGTCAAGTGTGGATGCATGTCCCCGAATAGTCGAGCTATAGCAGGCTCAAAGTAGTTACCTAGCTTCATAGCCATCGTGCCTTCTGTAGGCAATAGCAAGCCTGACTTCTGCGCCCATAAGTAAACGGCGCTAGTCCAAGGGGATTTATTCATTATTGGGCCTATGTCGCTGCCGCCGATTGCGTGAGATCTCTGAGCATGCCACTCAGGAGATCCTGCCGGGTGTGTGCCGATTAGAGTGCCGCCTAGTTTGGCGATTGTTTTATTAACTGTGATCATGTTTTGGAGCATAGCAAAGCAGCGCGACATAATTACAGTTATTGTTTAGGCATGAACTCAGAACAAGCTCTAACTGCACTCGCAGAAGGCATAAAAAAGACCGGGGCAACGGCCTGCCAGACTTCTGACCCTGATGCTTGGTTTCCAGAAGGTGGCGTTATGAATAATAATCTAAGATTTGCTATTAGTCTCTGTAAGATGTGCCCGGTTAGGTCGCTGTGTCTTGAGTTTGCTTTAGTGAATGATGAGAAGCATGGTATCTGGGGTGGCGTGAACAGTAGGCAGCGCGCTAGATTGCGGAACGCTCGAGGCTAGTGTAAAAAGTAGTCCAAGAATGGTGTAAAAAGTAGGTAAAAGACAACTGCCCCACCTTCTCAGTAAAGAAAAGACGGGGCAGTGTTAATATTTTTATTTTAGCAGCTAAACGCCAGGAATTTGTGGAGGCTCTATTCCTTCTGTAACATCTTCGTATTCCTCGGGGTTGTTTACCTCGGTGTTCTTTACTGCCATTACTGAAGCAAAGAATGCTAAGGCTGCTGCGACGCTGCTAAGTATCTGCTGTGATTGCTCTCCGGTAACTATCCCGGCGATTACTAGAAGCGGAACTAATCCAGCTGCTGCCGCGTAGATTGCCTTTCTAATCTGGGGGTTGAATCTCATTTTGCGTACCTTTCCAATAGGGCTAACGGGTCAAAAGTTTTACCGTAGAAGATGTGCTTAGGCGTGTCTCCGTAGGTTAGGTGCAAGTGGCTACCGCGTGAGGCGCTCCCAGTGTTGCCAACTGCCGCGAACCACTTATTGCCTTCCCATATTTTAGTACCGACCTTATGCTTGCTCTTTACCTTCAAGTGAGCGAAACCTAGATACATAGGCATGTCTTTGCCCTCATGCCAGAAGCGTAAGACTAAGCAATGACCTAGAACATCGCTCCAAGTGTTTACTACTATCGTGCCGGAAGCCGGAGCAGTAATCCAAGCGCCTGTAGCTGCGCCAAAATCTAATCCCCTATGTGGGCTAGTCCTGTTAGCTGTAGCTCCGTAGAGTGCTGTGATGCTCGCTTTAGGAAGTGGGTATCTCAAATTGCCACCTGCGAAACAACTGTGACAGCGAAAGCGGTAAGTGCAGCAGAAGCAAAAGCGGTAATCCAGGCGTTCTTCCAGCGAGCCTTTTCTAGCTCTCTGATTCTGTCTTCATGATCTTGAAGCATCTTGAACCCGGCTTTTACGTCTGCCATGTCACCTACTAGCTTTAGTAGTAACTGCTGCTGTGTGCTGCTTCTCGGTATTTGCTCAGACATTATTGTCTAATTGCCAGCTAGTTGCTTCTTCATTCCACGAATACATTAGCCCGTCATCCGGATACGGTACAGGTGCTTTCCACTGCGCGGTTTCTTCAACCAGCAACCAAGAAGAGTAAGGCTTGGGCGAGATAAAAGCGTCACGCTCTGCGTCGTAACTGTACCCTATACCTGCGTAGTTGAACCTAATGTTGCCGTTGTAGGAAGTGCGAACACATACCTGACCCCTGAACTCTCCGTACCAAATCTCAGGAGTTTTGCCCTCGATAAGCGCGTTTTCATGTATGCCGGCTATGACCTCGGTGACGATGTTGTTGCTATCTAAAAAAGCGTAGTGTGCCATTATGCCGCCCAACTTATATTGCCTGTACCTGCTGTAATAGTTGTTACCTTGAATCCACCTGCGGCTGCTGCAGTAGTTCCGGTAAGCCCTGCTCCGATAGTGATCGTGTATCTGTCTGGGTATTTTATAATTACGATTCCAGACCCACCATTACCACCATTTGCTGAGATTGCACCTGACCTGCCACCGCCGCCGCCACCGCCGCCGCCAGTGTTAGTTACGCCTGCTGAACCTGCGGCGTATGAATTGTAAGGGCCAGCGTTTCCACCGCCACCAAGACCACCGGCACCATTACCATTTGCGTTTCTATGGTTTCCACCACCGCCGCCGCCAGCTCGATAAGTAGCTGTTCCATTTATTGAGGATTCGACCCCATCGCCACCATCTCCAGAACCTGATGCAGTAGTTCCATCAAAACCTTCCTCACCAGCACCACCACCGCCGCCAGCGAGTAGAGTTTCATCGACAGCTATTCCGCCATTAAAGCCTTGATTAGTAGTGCCTGTACCTGCGTAATCCCCAATAGGTTGTGTAGAACCTCCACCAGAACCACCATCCGCTGAGGCTCCGTCTGTATCCTGCGCCCGACCTCCGGCTTCGCTAGTGATGGTACTGAAAATTGAATTAGCGCCTCTTGTAGGAAAGCCGCGCCTACCAGCACCAGCACCACCACCACCAATAGTTAGTGTGTAATTTGTTGAAGGCTCTAAAGACAAAGCAGACTCAGCACCACCGCCACCACCGGAAGTCCCTGCGCTTGTTCTGTAACCACCAGCTCCGCCGCCACCGCCGCCGTTTTCGCCACTACCGCCACCGCCAGCGATAACTAGGTAGTTAACGGTCAGTGGAGCTCCGCGACCTGCTGCGGCTAAAAAACCTAGTGGAATTAGACTCATGCGAGATCGCCGACTAGGTAATAGCTGTTTGTCGCTTTCTTTGTAATGCTTGCGCCTGCAAACTGTCCACCTGTTTGTAGTGCCGCGTCTTTAGAGTTGAGCGTAACTCCTGCGCCTGCTGCAAAGGTAATTACACCTTCCGCGTTTTGAATGAAGTTTATAGTTTCGCCAATAGCTAGTTCGTCATCTACTGTAATAGTGATTGCAGCGGTTGCATAAACAAAGCTATTCGCGTCACCGGCAACTATCGCCCTAGAAGTCCCCTGCTCGCTAACTGTGGGTGTAGGGTCTGGGAATACTATCGCGTTACCCCAAGCCGAACCATCGTATTTTGTTAGCAAGCTTGTCCCTGTGAGGTAAGCGAACTGACCATTAACTGGGCTAATGATCGCTGCATCTCTCGCGCCGCTAGTTGCAAAGACCGCGATGACCTGCTGCATGAGGTTATTGTTTATGTCTGAGGCCGGGAGCGTGTTGCCGTTAGCGAATACTTTATAGCTCATTTTATGCTTCTTTCCATAGGTCTAGTGTAGTTAGCCAAGTGTCTGAGTCGATGAAGTGACTCACTTTTACCATAGTATAATAATCTAGAATCTCTAACGTGTCCTGAGTGAAGTCCACGCCTATTAGTGTGCCTGGAAGCAGAAAAGCCGCTTCAGTCAAATTTCCTTGTCTGTCTAGTGTTAGCGTTTCTATGTTTTGTACTAGGTCAGTAGGCGATTGGTTAAACACCGAGCTAGCCCAGCGATCTAGTTCCTGAACACTTGTAGTGTTTAGACTTACGTCTTTTGCGTAAGTTCCATAAAGTGAAATCGAATCTAAATTTTCCTGCAAGACAAACGTGTCCGGGTCAGAAGCAAGCTCTACCCTTAGCGAGTTAAAGACTTCGTCGCTGCTAGCGAGTGTGCTTATGTTGGTCATACATAAGTGATTTAGAGTGTCGTGATTATTCCCTATTGTGTAAATCGTTTCCTGACCTGACCCGAGTACGTCTATTCCGCCTAGTAGTGATTCGTCTATCTTGAAGTAGTTTGCGCCTACTGGAAAGTCTGGAAGCGTCTCCGGGTCTGGGCGCGGTACAAATACAAACTCCTGAGTTGCAGCGTCTATCCAAAACAGCCCTAGTCCTACTTGTATAGCTTCTAGAATCAGATTAGAAGGTATCACCTGTGTAAGGGTTTCTGAGGGAATGCGACCTGCTGCTACTTTGCTTAGGTCGCTTATGCTGCTGCCAAATTCGTTAGCAATTATCTCTAGTTGCTCTAGTGGGGATACATAGCCATCCGGGTTTGAGCTATCGAAAGTAGCTATACGAGTATTGAGAAGCTGCTTCATAGAATCAAAAGCAATAACTTGCAGCAGATTTTTACCGTCTATTGTGTAAGTGCCGCCGATGCTATCAACTATGCCGCTCCAGATAATCTTATCTATCTCGCCTTTTACGAGCTTTATTCTTACTGGAACACCTGGGCGAAATGAAGTGTTTTGGGAAGGGTCGTAATCGTAGGTTTGCAGGGTAAGGCGCGCTCCTGCAGGTTGAGGCTGGAAGTAAAGCTGATCTTGTATTTGTCCGCCGTTTTCTAGGTTTGCCCTAGCTACTGTGCAGGAAAGATTTTGCCAAGTAAAGCTATTAGTGCCTCCACCGTCTAGGACGTTTTCGCCGCCTAGCAAGCTCTGATCAATAATAAAAGTATTGCCGCCTGATAGTACTCGCGAGCTGCCTAGTGTGCTAATGCCAATAATGAAAGCATTCTCTGAGCTGTCCGGCAGAAAGAACTCGACCTTGAGATCGTTAGCTATGTCGAAGTTATCTATTGTAGTCATCGGAGAAGGTTTCTGCTGCCCTGGGTTTTAAGTGTGTTGTTTATCTCGTTGATGATCTGCTGACCGTCTACGTTAGCCCGGTTTATGTTGATAGTAATTGCGTTGCCAAACTGATCAAAGCGACCCCTGCCGCCCTGAGAGATGCTTCCCTGCCTAGCAAACTCTCCGCCGCCTGCTTGCATGTCTGGCGCAAACTTGATTTGATCTGCTGCTTGGGTTGCCTTATTACGCGCTCCAAGTAGCTGCTGAATGCCCGCAAGCTTCTGCCCGGTGTTGCTTTTATAGCGAGCATCTGGGCCGCCTAGTAGTAGGTCTAGCCCCTCAAAAGTTTCTTGAGCAAAGACGCTTAGAAATGTTAGCGCCTTGATTGCCTGGACTACTCCATCACCTAACCAGTTGAAGATCTGATCTGAAGTTACTTTGCCGGAGGCTATGCCGAAAGTCTGCGCAAATACGTCTATAGCATCGCCGATAGCTCTCATTTGAGTTTGCGCTTCGCCTGCCGGGTCTATGATTGCAGCCCAGAAGTCTTGCACTGCCGGGATAACTGTCTCTAGAATAAACCCTTGGAAGTCCTGCATTATAGGCATGAACTTTTCGCCAATTTCTGCGCGTGTGTTTTCTATTTCTGCCTTTAGTATGCGCTGCTGATTAGCGAGCCCGTCTGAGGTGTTAGCAAAGTCTCCGGTTACTCCTGAAGTCTCTTCCATTAGCAAGCTATAACGTGCTGTGACCTTCTCTGCCTCGGTCATTTCCGTTGTGCCGTCTGTGATTCCCTTTTCTAAGGCGTGGGCTTCTACCGCTGTTGCGCTTAGGTCTATGCCGTACATTCTTAGCGGTTCTGATTGCCCTGCTAGTCCAGACTGAAATTTAGCTAGTGCATCACCTACATCTAGATTAAATACTGAGGCGAAATCCGCTCCGCGCTGTGAGATCTCATCAACAACCTCTACAACGTTTCCCCCTTCTCCTGCGATAGTCTCGGCAAAACTAGAAAACTGTGTAGCAATTCCAAACAGCTCTGTTTTAGAAAGTCCTAGCCCTCTAGCTGCATTCTCACCTAGCTCTAGAATGCCTTCTGCTGCATCTCCGAAAGATACATCTACCGCGTTAGTTGCTTCTGAGAGATCGCTAGCTGCGTCTATAGCTTTCTTTATTTGTGTTACTGCAATTACACCTAGTGCTATGCCAATAGCGGCTGTTGTCTTACCTATGTTTGCGCCTATTTTGCCAAACTTTTTGCCTAGGTCTGCGAAGCTGTCATTAGCGCCTTTAGTAGCCTTGGCGAGATTTTTGTACTCTCCCAGTATCTCTACATTTAGCACTAAGCTCATTTGCTTCTTCTCCTATGTACCTCAGTTGCAAAAGCTGAGTATTCTGTCCCTGTAAGCTTTCTATACTCACTAGGGCTAACACCTGTAGCTATGACGAACTCTGCCATTTTCTTAGCATGATCTTCAGCTACTTTTTTCCTTTTGGGTCTGTCGCTCCAAGCATTCCTAAAGCTTCCTTTTGGGTAACGCCTTCAGTATCCTCGAATTTGTAATTAGGGTTATCTTGCTTCATCGCTACATAATAAAGAACTCTGAGCGCCCTGCCTTTAGGTTGCCCGTCTGCAAAGATTTCGTCTATGCTGCGACCTACTAGCAGCTCTATTTCTTCAACTTGCCCTAGTGTCATTTCGTCAAAATTCATCATCTGTGCTTCCTTAGAGTTTTGTTTTAGCGGTTTCTGTTTTGATTAGCTTCTCCATTTGACCGAAGTAGTTTTCATAGATTTCTGTTCTAGTGTAGCCGAGCGCCCTAACAAAGAATGGCTGCGGTCTTATGTGTCTTTTGAACCAGCCCCAGTGAATCGGATTAGCGTAAGGAACTCCGGAGCTAGAACTTCTGTTGTTACCTGCCTTGACTGTAATCTTGCCCCTGGCTGTAGCTCCAACCCTGATGCTGTTTCGCAAAGCGCCTGTTCTAACCGGGACAAGTCCGCGCGCCTCATTAGCTACCAGTTCACCAGACTCTTTTCCAGCGTCTTTTATAGCGTCTTTAGGCACTCCAATAGCATCTAAGGCTTTGTTGATCTCCCTTAGATTTTTGACTTTTACGCCCGGTTGAACAGCCATTATTAAGCGGTTACTACCGATACCCCAAAGTACTGATCTGCATCTGCATCATTAGGAGTAGTAACAACCCTGAGGGTTACTGAGAAGGTTGAAGTTTCGTTAGAGTTTAGGCTTAGCGGAGGAATCTCGTTGAACTTGACCACGCCTGAATAGTGAGGCTGAGAAGTAGAAGCGGCCTCGTTACCGTTAGGAGCAATTACAAAAGTAGCGGTTGTACCAAAGTTAGCCCAAAGAACGCGATAAAGAGAGGTATCATCACCTGAGGTAATACCTTCAAGGGCTAATGCCCACTCTCCGCCTACACGCTGTTCGCAGAAGGTCTGAACATCTCCGGGAGCATCTCCCAGGGTTAGCTCTACCATAGTGGCAGCGCAGGCGTACTCAA